TTTAAAGAAGAAAGGATAGTTGACCGAAATCGGGACAACTTTATCCGTGAACATTTTTTTCGCATCGGCACCAGATTTGGACAATATCCCGTAACGTGCATCGGAAGATATTGTGGCAAGGTTAACTGTTTCCCCCGACGCCATAAAAGAAAAGCCTGAGCGTCTGTTTTTAAGATAGCACATGCCGTAACTTCTTTCATCCGCTTTACATGCCTCCCAAAAAATAAAGAATAATCTATTGGCTTCTCTAAAGTCAGGGTGTCCGACGTCAATCTTTGACCATTGGAGGTACATGTAATGAGTACCAGTAATATATGTAGGAATACCTTTATTATAATACCAGAACCCTTGTTCTCTTTTTGTAAACTCTCCTTCAATATAGTCAATATATTTATTTTTAAAATCATCAGGATAATCTCTCCAATCAAATATTGTTTTTATCCTGTTAAGCTCTTTTGGGTATGGCGTCACCTCCCATTTATTGCTTTTAAATTTTGTAATTTTTTTAGGTTGTTTTGGTAAAGCTATTTTGAGGTTTTGTATTTCTATAATATCACCTATTTGACCTGTCTTGCTTATAACAACAATATCATTTTCTTTGTTATAACCGTACTTCCACTTTTTACTTTTGTTAAGTCTATTAAGCGTATTTGTTTTAACAGGCTTGACAATTTTATATAACGTTTGTTTATACATTATTTAGATCGCTTTTCTGCAAAACCACCAAAAGCACTTGGTTTACTTTCTTCTTTTACTTTACCATCAAGCATCGCTTTTTCTTCATCAATGCGGTTTAATATTTCAAACGCGTCAAATATAGCTAGCTTTTTAGTTGCCGCGGCATTTTTTAATCTATCAGCTGATACATCTTCGTCTGTATCTACAATTTCTTCTTTTGCGACTTTAATTAATTCATCAACCGCCTTATACCCAGCTTGGATTATACTCTTTTTCTTGTCCTTGGTATTCATATTTAATTGTAATCGAATTAGTTAATACTCTATAAAGTCTCTCGCCATCTATAACAAACTCAAACTCACTATATGGCGAAAACCCTACCAAATCATTTTCGTTTAATCCTAGCGCGTTTAAATCATCACCAGCGTATTTTAAAATACCAATCAATGGTTTTTCTTTGTCTATACTAAACACGTCTTCATTTTCTAGTGGTTTTACAAAGCAAAAACCTCTTTGAGGTGTCCACTTGCCGTTTTGTTTATATAGATATAGTTGCTCAGGTTGACATAAGTAAGTTTCTTCAGATATATAGTTTCTACTATTTTTTTCTTCACCTCTTACGTTATGCCATCTTCTAAATATATTATGATGTACAATAACATCATCACCTATTTGTATTGGTGTGTCTAGTGTAGTTGGTATTGCTATTACTGTAGCCTCTCTACTAACATATTGGTGATTAAAGATTTCTGTATTAATTATCAGCTCTTTATCACCAACTTGTTTAGTATTTTGGTATCTTGATTTTTTTGGTTGTATAACAAAATCAAATATACTACGCATCAATATTCAAGATTATATTCTACCGATATAGCCATATTTTTATTAAAATCTTTCCAAGGAATAACATCATTGGCTTTCTTTATAAAAACGCTATACTTCTCTTCTCTCTCTAGTATATCACAAATGACGTGCCCTCCGTAGACCTCTTGGCCTACAGAGTAATGCATTGCGTCATTTTTATAATCTTTACCTATACTAATTTTCCTTATTAGCTTCATCTTCCACGTTTTCAGGAAGTGGTGCAATAGATCCGTCTTGTATATTTACAGAGACTTTTCCATACTCCTCTTCTAATTTATTTTGAAACTCAGTTAATTCAGTTTGCATACCAGCTATAGTATGTAATAAACTGTGTTTCTGAGATTCTAATCCACCAAGCTGTAATTGTGCTTGGTTAATTTTATTAACGTGACCTTGGAGCTCTGTTAACTGCTCTTCAGATATTTTTTCCATCTTTACGTCTTCTACTTGTTTATTCATAATTAATTAAATTAAATTGTTAAAAATTTACAATAATATTATTACATACAATATAACAATATTAACTTGCTATTGTCACTATACGTCTGTATAGTCTTTATAGTCATCCATTTCTTTAGCAGCTAGATATGCTTGGTTTAAAGCGTTTTTAGCTGTAGATTTTACTTCCATTGTAAATGAACCACTAATATTAGTGATTGCGTCATTTGGATTAGCATCTCTTGCAGCCTTATCTTTATAAACCTTAGCACTCCAGTTACCATTAGCGTTTTGTTTCCAAGAGGTTTCCATAACAGCCTCAGATTTTATTGACCCGTCTTCATTATATTTAGCAGGTGTTTTTTCTGTTGTTTCTTGGTTATGGTAAGTATTCCAGTTAATACTGTCGATCTTAACATAAGCTTCAGCTATTTCAATACCTTTGAAATTATATTTACCTTGTAATGCCATTTTTTATATTTAAAAGTTAAACAAAATTTTATATATTTATTATTACAGTATTTACTGTGATTTTAAATTTCTTATGGTGCTTCACCACCACCGCCTGGGCCTCCACGGCCTCCACCACCGCCGCCGCCGCCTCCGCCAGATGTACCAGCTTGACTGACCGCTGTCGATCTTGTGGTTGTTGAGTTTGCGTCACCTAATCCACCGCCTGTAGTTCCTACGTCAAATGTAACTACTATATTACCACTTCTAGCGCTACCACTATTAGCAGCAACACTAAATGTTACAGTTCCATCTCCTGTGTCTTTTAAACTACTTCCTTCATTACCAGATGTAATTGTTACCCAACTAGGTTTTGACGAAACGTAAAACGTAGAATGCTGAGCGTGAGTTACGGTTATTGTCCCTGCGCTACTATGAGAACTTGTAGAAAATTCTGAAAAAGAAGCAGGTGTAGTTCCTAAACTAACACTATGTTCATACCCGGCAAACTCTCCCATAACATGTGGTGTAGAAGTATCAGGTTTATTATCATTTAAGTTTGTTATGTTTATAGTGCCATGCGTGCCATCAGATAACTCTGATAACTTTGTATTAGCAGTGTTGCTAGTTCTTCCTAGCTCGGTGTTTAAATCACTTATAGAAAAAGAACCAGATATAGGTACTGTCATGATTTAAAATTTACAAGTGGAACTTTATATATATCTTTTGTGTAGTATTTGTTATCTGGAGGATTTACAGAAACCTCATAATACTCTACTTCATCAAACCCTAAGTCTGAATCATTATTCCAATAACTTACTTTGCAAGTAGATTTTGCGTGTCTTTCTACAATAGGCCTTAAAGCATGGCGATACTCGTCTCCATATGTATCTTGTATTATTGCATCGTACTTTTTATACTCAGCTGTCATATCCATCCACATGCCCTCAATTATAATTACATTAGGTTTATCTTCAGCCCATGCCTTCAGCTTAGGTATAATATCTTTATGACACTCTACTATAGTATGTGATTTAGGTTTTTTTAATTGTATTGCATCTGATAATATACCCATACCAAAACCTATTTCCAGTACATCATCACCCTCGCTAACGCACAACTCTGCCATCTTATCCATTATAGGTTGTTCCCAACTCATCATAACTTGATATGTCTCATTATTATCAGGGTTTACCCAGTAAATACCATTATCATCAAATGTTAAATCTGCCGCTCTATAATTTTCTGCAAACGTTGCCATAGTTATTTACAATTACAATTTTTACACTCACACTTTTTTAACTCTTCTATTTCAGCTTTTAATTCTTTTATAGCTTCTACAAGTACAGGTACTATACCTTTATCTCTAAGTGATAATTTACCATTATCATTTTCTCTTACTAGTTCAGGTAATACTTCTTGTACGTCTTGAGCAATAAAACCTATATCTTCTTTTAAATCTGTAATACCTTGTTCTTTCCAATTAAATGTAACACCTTGTAGTTTTTCAACTTTATCTAAAGCGCTTTCAATTGGTTTTATATTTTCTTTTAAAGATATATCAGATGGTGATCCAAAAGCTACAACATCACCTTTAACCGTAAATGTTCCTGTTCCGCTTAACTCACCCTGAGTCGCTGTACCATTTTGAAATGTAAATTTTGCACTAGCATGCGAATGACTGAAAAGATGGCTGTTAGAATAACTTATCATAGTTGTTCTTAAAGTAGTATCTTTATAGAAAGCCAACGTAGGATAATCACCTGCTTGTATATTAAGCGATGTAACGCCAGTACCACCATATGCGCTTGTACCTCCAACGGTAACATTACCACTAGAGTTTACAACCATTCTATCTGCATTGTTACTAGTAATTACAAAATCATGATTTGTTTGGGTGCCAACATAACCTTTAGTTGTTGATGAATAATAGTGTGATACTACACTTCTACCGTTGCACGCTGCATATACTATACCACCACCCCCACTTGCCTTGCCTTCCACATCTAAAGTTGTCCAAGCAGCTCCAACTGCATAGGGGCTTCCTGTTCCGATTCCAACATTTCCTGCGCTGTTTATTGTTAAATTTGAAACAATGCTTCCAGTGCCTGCGCCTGTAGATACACCTAAAGCTAAATCTGCACTATTCTGTGTATTTAAATGAACAACACCTGTACTATTATTTCTAATTGAAAATAAGTTTGTATTAGCTTTTGATAAATTAAAGATAAAGTCTCCATTCACTCTACCGCTAAATACATTACTATTTGTTTGTGTTGCACTGCCAACTTCTAGTAAATAAGAAGGGCTTGTCGTTCCGATTCCTACGTTACCGCCGGTTAGTATAGTGAATCTAGACCCGACGCCAGATTCAATTATTCCGAAGGCACCAGCCGGTACATTACCGGATGAGGTT